ATTTCAGTTACAGTTTTTAGTAACTCTCTCACATATTCAGGTGGTGCTAAATATCCGCCTGTTGAGTCATTGCTGACAGTTAGTGCTTTCTTCTCTACATCAACAAGACCTTCCAGTCCTTTTCTGCAGTATTTATCAAAAGCGTTGAGATACTCGTCAACTTGCTTAGATTCAAAGCCTGAGTCAGGTCTAGTGACCATTGTCTCAATTTTTGAAACTTGCTCCTTGATTTGTTCAGCGTTAGCTGCAGCAGTTGTTAACTTCTGATTCATTTCCTCATAAGAATCCAGTTTGGCTTCTAATTTAGATAATTTTTCTTCGTTATATGCTGTGCTTTCGCCTTTCTCAATATTTTCCAGTCTCTCGTCATTGACTTTCTTAAATTCGCTGAAAGTTTGACCCAAGTCTGAAATAGCGTTTTTTATATCTTCCGACATAATTTACTCCTATTAAGTTTTTAAGGTTAAGGTTAAGTTCTTTATGGCTTCTACCAAATCAGTACTTTCATCAACCTCTCGTTGATCAAAACACTTAGTCACTGCTTTTGCAGCTACTTTTGCTTCTGAACGAGAGAGACTGAAAGCATCACGCAATCCGTTTTCCCATTCCCTAATGGAAATTTCTTCGCCTTTCACTGAACGAACAGTTGCCTGAGGGTTCATGGGAAAGGTTACTAGCGACACTTCCATTAAATCTACTTCTTTGATAATGCGTTTGTTTGCACGCTTATCGTATGAAACTTCTTGTGGGTTTACTCTAAAGCCTATTGATAGACCATCCAAAGCTCCCATCTTTAATAATTCGTAGGCTTCTGCACCTGCTTGTGTTTTTAGGGCAAGTCTGCCTTTAACTACTAAGCCGTGATCATCCTCTTTGATCTCATCAAACACGCCTATAGGCATATCTGACTTGTGTTGGTATAAAAGTTTTACCCCTCTTGCTTTTCTTTTGCGTATGGATTTTGTGAATGCGCCTTTTTCTATGACATCATTGCCTAAGTCTTTGTTACCGAATACAGAACCATAACCTTCAAATCTGCCGTACTCTTTATCTTCATCTTCGTCATCATAGGCTTTGATTATCTCTAGGTCTGATTTGACTTCAATAATGTCTTTTAGTTCTGCAATAGTCTCTAGGACTTCGTCATTGTCTTTTTTCTTAGGCTTCTTTGGTTTGTATCCTGAAACTTCATCACCAGTAAGCTCGGTATATTCTTCGTGTGTTGCACACGGCATGAATACTTTATTACCATCCTCATCATGTGAGTGAATGCCTTCGCATCCTATTTGTTTTGCTCTAGCGTTTGCTTCAGCAGGGTTATCAAATACATCTTTGCGTATTTCTTCCTTTTCTTCATTCTCTATAGAATCTTCTTTGTAAGAATCGTACTCATTAGTACAGACGGCAAGGCGTTGATCTGTGTCGGTATACTCACTCGTCATAGTGTCATCTCCCATACATCTTTTTAAAAAGTTCTGCCTACTTTCAGAACGATTAGGTTTTGGAATAGGCATATTCTACATATAGTACATAAAGGGTAATATAAGCACAAGATATAGTTGAAATAAAATAATTTAATTAATTGTTGCACATTAACCCATAATGGGTATATGATTACTGTATAAATTGAATTAATGCTCACAGAGCAGGAAAAGTAAAATGACAGAAGATAACCTAACAAAAGCAAGGCAGTATAGACAAGGCTTTGAAGCCATCATACAAAAGCCTATGTTTAAAGAACTTTATCAAAAGGTTCTTGACAAAAAAGCATTCAAACTTAAACAAGAGAATTACAAAGTTAATAAACTTATTAAAAGTGGTTGGGTTGGTGAAAGTGATAGAGAGTTTCTTTTATTCTCAAAAGAACTAAACAGCCTTATCTACAAACTAAACAAGCAAACACAGAAAGACAGGGAGATAATTTTTATGTCTATCCTTGCAAACACACAAAAATAATGCAATCTTTATTTACCCTTAATGACCTTAAAGACCTCATCTTAGATGGGGTCTGCAAGGATGGCACTACATTAGAACAGGCATTGGATTTCTGTGAGTCTATTATCTTTGACAACACTTACACCCTAGAAGAAATAGATTTAGCTAATGTTGCATACAACACAATCATCTCTGCAAGGCTTAGAAGATCGTGGAGCAAAGATTATTTTCAGAAGCCTGAGTCTATCTTTGATCAGGAGATTTGGATTGACCCTAGGGTTTTAACGCAAGCGTTTGCCGTTCATTGGTCTACTCTTAATAGAACAAAAGGTACGCTTGGATTTACTAGGGGGTATGACTGGACTGATTAAGTCATGTCCCTTTCATCAGCGTAGACAATAACGCATCTGCAGTTGACAACATTTGCTGCACCGCCTTTGGAGTCTCCTGCAAAACCCATAGTTGCACCGCCTACTATAAAGTCCTCTGCCATATCCACTATCTGACCGTTTGCTGCTGAGTGTGCAGGTCTAGTTCTGCCATCATTGGTAGCTACCCATTTCTTTAGCATCTTCACGCCTAAGTCTTTTTCTACTGTGGCATGGTAAGCGTGGTTAGCAAAAGAAGCTGCGTTGTGTGTTTCTGTTCTTGCAATCAAAGCTGCACGGCTTCTGCTGATCGGTAAGAACTTATCTGATACCAGTTTAGCTATCTGTGGCAATGTAAGATTATCTGCTCTGCCTTGTTCTATGAGCTTGCTTATTCTAGTTGCCATGCGCTGTGATATGCCTGCAAGTATTAATTGTCTGCCACTAAAGTATTCATTGACCACTGCTTCAAAGTCTACGCTTCTACCAAACACAAATGCTTCATCAGCTTTTCGCATCATCTCGTATTTATTTTCATTAAGTTTATAGATAGCCTGAAATGTTCTTTTATAGTGAGCCAGTATTAATGGAAAGAAGTCCTCGTTTAACGATTGTGCTGCTACTGCAGGCTCATAGATACCATACTGCTTATAAAGGTGCATATTAACATTCACAAACTTTCTAAAGAGTGTGTTGACCTTTCTGTAGAATCTTTTTTCTAAGTTGTTTCTTAGGACTAACTGCCGTCTTGCTTCTGCCCTTGTGCTTACTCTGCCTTGTATAAAGTCATTTAAGCGTTTGGTGTTGGTTCTCATTTGCTAGATAACGGATGACCTTTGGGAAATAAATCTGTGTCGTGTCTGCCACCTCTGAACTTACCTGATGATAAAGCTCTTAGGAAGCTATTAACTCTTGCATACGCCCATTGATCAGGCGAACTAACGCTTGGTCTGACACTGGATGGGTTGGTTCTGTAAGCTCCGACACCTCTCCTAAAGACTGCTTCTAGCATTCTAAGGTTGGCTCTTTTAGTCTTACTGTTACCATGCTTCTCGTTATGATCTTCTACTTTGCCTTTAAGAGCTTCCTTGACCTTGCCTGATAAAGCCTTCTGATCTTCTTTTACTTCTACATGGTCTTGTAGAGCAAACTCTTTATCTTCTTCTGTAATTATTTGTTGGCGTTTTCTTTTTGACCAAGCAAAGCCACTGTCTCCACCCCAAAGCAACCATGCAATTTTACCTGCACTTGGGTAGCCTTCTTGCCCTTGTCTAAATCCTTGACCCTGTTTATCTACTTCATGACGGCTAAAAAAGCTGTACATCCGTTTGATTGTAGATATAGATAATCTTTCTTTCGCAACTAATTGATTTGCACGAGCAACACCGACTGCAGTACCGCCCCTATTGAACTTTTTTCTAAGAGCAAGCCCTCTCTTAGCTTCTTCTGCCATCTCACTGGTAGGAATCGTATTAATATCTGACAAAGCCTTTTCTTCTGCTAACAAGAAAGATATTTCCTTGTCAGTTTCTTCATCATCATAATCTTCTAAATCTTCTTCATTGACTGGGTTCTCAGGCTTCTCTACACCTTCATCAGTGAGTGGGAATAGGTTAGCTGATATGTAGAGGTCATCTGCACCGTCCACTGGTTCTAAGCCAAGCTGTTGCCTTGCTTCATTCCTAGTCATGATGCCTTCTCTTACAGCAGAGGTAACATTCTCATAGGTTCTCTTAACTCTTTCTGACAAAGCAGGAATAGCATCTATGTCAAACTCTAAGGTTAAGCGATCATCAAACAATGGCACTAACCATTCGTTAAGATCGGATGCCATCTTTCTAAGATGCGGAATAATTGTTTCTTCATACAGAGCAAGCCTTGCTTCTGCTACATTTGCGTAGGTCTGACTATCAGGAACTCCTACAAGCTGACTAGGAACACCAAAACATAAAGCTATGTCTGTGGCACTCATGTGTTTGAGGTTTAAGAAATCCATATCTTTTGGACTGAGACCCATTTCTTTCCAATCAAAGTCTCCTTCTAACAACAAAGGTCTACCTGCATTGTTTGCGCCAGTGAACCTATTATTCATATCAGTGATAAGTTGCTGTCTCTGTGATTCACTAAGGTTAACTGCAAAGCCTGCATCATCTTGTGGTTTAAATACAACTGCACCACTGGGTCTAGCGCCATTCTGCAAAAGATTTACATTATGTTTACTGGACATATTAAATTGATCTACTTCTACAGCAGC